GACCATTCCTGTTGTTGCACAGATTCAACGATTGCTGCATAAACAGCTTTCACAGTGTTGCGGTCAAGATCCTTGCACGGCTCAGAAAGGAGGTTGTATTCCACCATCATTTCTTCGCCAGTTTCACTCTTGCGAGATGTAACACCTTGACTCAACTTGGTGCTCATCCATTGGCGGTGGACAGCTTCAGCAACTACTTCAATCTCAGGGAGAAGTTGTTCAATACCCATGGGCGATTCCTTTATTTGTGCGCCTTCCTTGGCACGGATGTGTTGTTGATAGATTACATCAGAAGGGAATATCATCGTCAAAGTCGTCAGCAGGGTTGTGCTTCGGCTCGGACTTACTTCCAGTATCACTATCGTGTGGCTCAACCTTCACACTGGTGTTGCGCTGATAGCTACCGAGAATATCATCCTCTACAACACCACCAGAGCCACCGTTGGAGACGTACTCAACCAGCTCAATCACTTGTACAGTGTCCAGACTGGCTACCAGTTGGTCTTCCTTGCTCTTGTAGGCGAAGAGTTTGATGTTGCATACGCTGCCATTTCCGACAAGAGCAGTGACTGGCTTACCATCTTTGTCAATCACGATAACCGGAGATGCGATCATGTCACTCGAAGCAACAAATGCTGCGGGATTACCACCCTCACCACACCACTTCTTGAACGCAGACTTACCGGAGCTGTTCAGTTGGTGACGAGTGAGTGCTACACCGTGCATACCCTGCACATCATCGTAGTGGTGTTTCTCACCTTCAACGAGCTGACTGGACAGCTTATATTTGATCTTGCGCTTCTTCTTACTCTTGTCCTTACCGACTTCAAAGAACTGCTTGTTCAGCATCGCGTCTTCAAGCATTTCACGGGTAGCGCCGTCAACAAAAGCGGTCAGTTGGTATTCTTTCTCACCAACGCTTTCGTATTTATTGACAGGCTCATGAACATTTGCAAAATATACCGGAACATTCATCAGGTAGATGTCGGTGAATTTCTGCGGATTTGCTTTGTTGGGACGAACGATTGCTTTGGTTTCCATCTGTGTCTTTCCTCTTGTTGATTAATTTGGTTCTGTGTGAAGCGACGCGAAACGGATGTTCACACCACTCACCCAATCTCGATTGCTTTCTGCAAAGCCTTGATGAGATTTTCTGCGTCAGTTTTGGTAATCACCGACAGTCGCATTCGGTAAGCGTTGTCCGCAAGTGTGATTACTGACGATCCGTCCAACTTCTCCTTCAGAAGTTTGGATGCGTTGTAAACTACCTCATTCTCGTCTGCAAAACGAATCTCGTCAATGCCGTCACTTGGATACTCACGAATATCAATACTAGCCATACATCCTCCTATCTGTCTATGTGCAGCCATCTTACACACTCTCAGCGTGTCTGTCAAGCTGTTTTGTCTTTGTTCCCGGTCAAACAATCAATCAGCTTTCTTGCTTCTTGAATGTAGTAATCGTAATCGACTTTCCAGTCAAAGTCAAGCATATTATTGCACACTCTTACGTTCCATTCCTTGTCAATCGACAGACGACGCAGCTCATCACCATCCTTCAGTGGAGGCATGATCTTCACCAGTTTACCACCATCCTTACACGGATAGTAACGGCAGATATTCTGCACAGGAACGTCAACACCGTCTTCACCAACGATCACCAAGCTAGACGAACGATTCACTTTAGTGCGAAGCATGAAATCATATTCATTATCGTGTAAAACAATGAATGACTCAGCACTGCCTCTTCCAAGTAGCTCGTGCTCTACAGCCATCTGAATCACAAGAGCTGAGTGGTTCTGGTGCCAACCTAGATTTTCATACTCGTAGCTCCCCTTACGTTTCACCTTCCCATCGGTGTACACAGCAATGTAGTTGTTAACATCACGGATGAACATTGCGTCGTAGAAAGCATACTCCAGTTGCAACCCAACGTCAACCTGCCACTGAGCACAAACTGCGTCATACTCAGTACGCTTGTTGCGTGGAATTCGCACAGTAACGCCGTCCGTGTTAACTTGAACCAATGAGCACCCTTCGATCTCAATCAGACGCTCCGCCAACATGCACAGAGACAACTGACCATTGATCGTGATCGCCATCGTATATTGCGCATCGAAGAACGGACTGTACTGATTGTTGCTATCACCGTACACACCATTTAGTGCAAGCTTCATAATCAGATTGGCAGGATCTGACTTAGGATACTTCTTACGCTCATGATATACATCCTCATAGATGTTGCAGAACTCATCACTCAGATGCTTCGGGTACACCCTGTTTGCAATCGCAATGTTAGGATACATGGAAGACACATCTGCGTCAATGATTTCATACTCATCATCGCTACGAACAATCGTCGAGTCAACGCTACCATGAATGCCACCAGTGCCAAAGTCAAATCGGAATCCGTCAACCAGCACGTTCAGCGTATCAGCTTCACGCCAACAGAGCCAGTGTGATTGAGCGCCTTTCTTACTCTTCAAGTCAACAACATCAACCCATGCTTTCGGATTCTCCTTCAGTGCGGAAGCTACGTCAGATTCAGACGGTGTAGTTTTCCACTTCTTCTTGACAACCCGCATGTCAGCATACGCTGCAACATCACCAAGGCGATCCTCACGGATGTCGGAGAACACACCTTTGGTTTCAGTGATTACCTGACTCATGAACCAACGCTTTACAGCATTGAACTCTGGTCGCTTGAACTCGACATACGGAAAGATCACATCCTTGATAGCAATCTTCTTGCGTCGAGTTTGCATCATCTTTCTACCGTGTGGAGTTACCTTGTAGCAACACCCCGGCATCGCTTTCTCAAGGCGATTGATGAAGTATTCCTTGCCAATCTTGGTGTCATTCAGGTTGGTGCAGTCAAACCCGTATCGCTCAGTGAGACTTTCCCTAAACTGAATAGCACCAACACTTTCCATGTAGAACTTGCGAGTTTCTGACACGTCATGTTTGTTGTACGAAATCAGAACATCAATCTGTTCGTCCGTTAGCACAGTACCCGGAGGAAACGGGAGGTCTTCGATATTCTCAGATCGCATGTTGAACTCAAGCATCTTCAGCGACGTGGCGCGTGCCTTGTTGTCGAAGTGATGAATCTTGAACAAATCAACCTGTGGAATCCAAGGGTTCTTGATTGTCTTACCGAACCCACCATCTTTCTTGCTCTCAAATATATCAAGCATTACAGCATAGATTTCCTCCGGTGTTACAGTAAGAGGATTTCCAGTCTGAAGACACTCGCTTGCCTTGACAAGAATTGCGTCATGGAGAAGAACATAGTCAAATCCAACATTGTTGAAACCAACCATTCGATGTTTGTGCGCAACAACCTTACGAAGGAAAGCAAGAATCTTATCTACTTCATTCTTGCGATGACTGACCTCAAACACTCGTATACCAGACCCATTAGCATACATCACGCAGAATGTAAATACGTTTGGATAGCACTCAAGGTCGTAGATCCAATCACCTTCAATCCATTTTTTCTTCCCCACAACACCTCCGGTTAAAAACGCATTCGCATACTATCCCAATCTTCACGATCATGACATTGCAATGACTTGAAGTCAAAGTACCACCTGCCGCCGGGGCCAGTCTTACCAAGACGACACTTTGGCATGTCAACTTCTGTGGTGTTCTTCTCGATCTCATCCTCGTGCATCTTATCACGATTCAGAACTAGATTGTACGCTGCCTTCTGCACGAAACTACCAGTGCCAAGGGCATCGTATTCAGTTACCTTGCGGGACTTGCCTTCAGCGTTCTGCTGTGGCTTCCGAGTGTGCAGCACGTTGACAATAGTTGCACCTTCAGCAAGCAACCCCGATTGGAAATTGAGATGATCCTCAGCGTAGTTTTCGTTGCTACCACGCAGAAGGTCTGTCAGAACATCCACAACAAACAACTTGCTACCGTGCTTACGAAGCATCAACTCCATTTGGTGTTCAAGGTCTTTCACCTTCCCCTTGCGTTCATCAATAAGGTAGAATCGCGGTTCACCATTCTCTTTGAAGCACAACTCATGTTCGATCTGTTTACCACGCTCAGTCTGCATAAACTGAATAATGTCGGACGGTTCCATGCTCCATCGCAAGTTCTCTTGCAGATGCAGACACATCATGTTGAACATATATTCTTCTTTACTTGCCTCAAGCGTGACAATAGTCGGAATGATCGGACTATTGAAGATCCAGTGATACACCATGCGATCAACATGTGTACTCTTACCAACACTGGTGTCAGCAATAATGTTCATGATACGCTGTTGGAGCATACCATAACCAGTCTCAGAATTACCACCCATCATGCTCTGAATACGGTGCATGTAAGGCGGAAGACTGATTCGCGGTGCCATCAGCATATCAGGAATTCCAGCAAATGCTTCGGACGCACTCTGTACACCGTTCGGCATGTGCAGCTTGGCATTCCAGAAATCGCTTACAAATTCATTCTCTGCGCCTACTGCAACATTCTTCTCGTTATCCCAGATGTACGCATTAGGGTCTTTTCGGCGCATCTGCATGATGTACACACGACCTTCGGGCAGCACACTGATACACTCTTCAGCAGCCTTCTTACCAGCAGCGTCATTATCAAGACACAACACAATCTTCTTGAACCGTGACACAAACTCATAGTTGGCAGCAAGCTGTTTCGCTGTCCCATTCTCACCAATCGTAGAACTGACGACAGCAATCGGATCGTAACGCTTGTCCTTCTGTGCGTCAGTCATGATTTGACTTGCAGCTAGAACATCGTGCTCCCCACCAACGATTAGCAGGGTGTTCGTGAATGTCCGCCAGCGATGTTGCCCGAACAGTTCGCAGTCTTTACCAGTCTCTCCAAGAGGGCCGGGAGATGCGAAGTTCTTTGGGTGAGTCCTCACCTTCAAACCACAAGGAATCTTCGGCTTGTCACCGTCGTCATTGTTCTCAGTGGTTGGATAGTACACACGACAAACACCGCCAGTAGAAGTGTCATATTCGTATCGCACACCAAACGGAACAGAAATGTCCTTGCGAATCCCACGATAACCTTTCGGATCAACACCAGTGTTCTTCTTCAGGTCAGCGTAAATACTCTCGTTAAACTCTTTCCCCACAGTGAAGTATTCTCCTTTCTCCATCTGTTTGTCAACGGACAAGATAGTGAAATCACACGCAAAGCAATATGCGCCCATGTGATTACCGTCATCGTCCAACCCGTACACTTGGAGATTGTTCTTGCTTCTGTCCATCCCATCTTCAGCGCAACGTGGGCACTGACGCTTGTGATGGTGTGTCAGATCAATCCCCCACCTCTCTTGTGCAACTTCGATTGAAATCACACAGCATCCTCAAACAGAGTACTATTCCACTTACCCGGAACTCCTCGCAGATAAACGTCCGTTCGCCATGCACCAACATCTGTGCGATCAACAATGTACGTTTCACCAATATCCATCATTGTCTTGGCAGCTTCTCTTTCATACTCATGGCCACCATCGCAAGTGAATACCACCATGTCACCACGTTTAGCATAAATATTCATCAAACAATCCTCTCCCACCAAGTTGCTTTCTCAATGTCATCGCACGGAATGAATACGTTTACGCTCCATCCACCAGAAACAGCCACGATAAATTCATCACCATGCACATCTGTACGAACGTGCTGCACGCCTAGTCTCGGCATAATTCCGTGCTCCCACAGACATTTTCCGCAGAATGCGTTCAGAAGGGATTGCATGATTTGCTCACTTGATTTGTGCATTACTTCAACTCAACACTGAGAGTCATTCCGTTCTTGCAAACCACTCTCATACTGTCTATGCCAACGAAAGACTTACTCAACCCGTCGTTCCGACTGCACATACTAACTGCATTGTCAACATACTCTGGTCGCACCTCGAATCTCGCACAATTAATCATCAAAGACGCGCCAAGCATAAGTCCTGCTGCCAATCCAAGGATGAAATCACCCATCTCAAAACACCTCATTGTCATAAATCGTTGGAGATTTAGTCACTGTCACAACCACAGCGACATTTCCTTCACGCTTCCAAGTAAACACGACATTCCCACACTTTGAGTAGTGTGCAACAAACCCATTCATCGTGTTCCGCTTGTTGACGTAGAATGGCGTCATGTTCCAACGGAAGTCAACTGGAACACTCTGCTTGTACAGCTCAATCAACTTGCATTTGTATCGCTCACGATCTTCCCATAGACGATAGGTGTAGTCGTGGTAGAAGCGTTGCATGAATCTGTCAGCAGCATGACC